TGATCGGCATGAAATCCTATTGTTGGATATCCACATTTTGGGCATTTTGTACCAGTTCTTTTATATTGTAATTGTATCATGTTATTTGGCCCTTTTAAGAAAGGTTATAGTTTATCTATATTGACACACCAATAATCAAAGAAAGCTTATATTTTATTGTAAATTCTTAATTCATCTTATTGTTTTTTATAATTAAACTCCCTTATACTTTATTATAATAAAAATTACAAGTTAATACAAATTATTTTTAATAAAATCATAAATCTTTTTTATTTATATATTCATTAATTGCAGCTGCTGCAATTCTTGATGCAAGATCTTCTAATTCTCTAACAGTAAAAGAACCTGTTAAATAATCTTTAGATCCCCATGTAACGTGTTCACCATTATTAAATTTACATTGAATCCAGTTTCTAATTGTGCCAAGCCAAGATCCGCCTTTTTTCATAAGAAGATCAAGTGCTTCAATTTTAATTTTTGATTTGTCTTCTATTAATCTTATTTCTCCATCGCCAACAAAACATATAGATATTGGGGTTTTTAATTTATAGATTGGTTGCTTTTCCATTGCATTTAAAATTTGACAACCTATTGAAATTTTAGGATTGTGTTTTATTGTAGCCAATTTAATCATTTTAATCTCCTTCCTTTTTTTATAATTCAATCCACCAAGTGTCGTGAATTCCTGCCATTGATAAACCTGTCCAATAGCAGTCTTTTATTTTTTGTTTATGAAAATGATGAAAGTGGCCTGAATACCATCTTTGTGGTTTATATTTTTCAAGTATTAATTGCAATGCAAATGTGGAAGGATCATTAACTCTTTCTGTATACCAGTCCCATTTTGCTGGTTTAAAAAAAGATCTTGGAATTGTATGAGAAATAACAATATCAATTTTGCAATCTGGAAGACTATCCATTTCTTTTTGATTTATAATTTCTGATCTCCACCAATCAAGACCTTCTGTTCTGTATTCTTTATCTGTACTTTCAGCCCCACCACAACACAATATATTTTGATTATTTAATTTAAGTACAGTTCCGAATGGACAATAAGTAATGCCATTTTGAATTTCAACTGGTTCATCTTGCGATATGCAATTTAAATCATCCCAATTTTCATGATTGCCAGGTATCCAAAATATTTTTGTTCTTCCATTAGAGTGTTTATTCTTTATTCCGAATTGGTTAAATCTTTTATTATTAGAATCTAATCCAGTTTTATTGTGGAAGTGTGACCACCATCCAAAATCGCCAAGCTGAAGAATGTAGTCAGGTTTTCTACGATTAATTAATACGTTTAAGTGCTTCCATTCTCCATGGATGTCACCTACTATTAGAGTTTTCATAATTTTATCTTTTTAAAATTTTTAATTATTTTTAAGCATTGTTCACAAGTGATACCACCACGCTTGACAAGCTTTGTTTTGTATTTGGCAACCCCTTCTCCATAACCAAAACATTGCCCAGTACATAATGCACGAGGAGCACTATCAGGCTCATGAACATAACACCATTTTGAATTTTCCTGAAATACTCCATCTTCATCTGTTATTATTTTTACAAGTTCATTCATAACTATATTCCTTTTAATATTTCATAACAAGTCATGCCCTGATCATCTGTCATCTTATCATTTATTAAAATATTTTCAATTGATTTTTTAAGTTTATTAACAGGGCCAATTTCAATTTGTTGCTGCCACCATAACCAAGTAACCATTTTTAGATCTCCTTATTAATAATCAATATTTAATTTATATATGGTACATTGAATTCATTTATTAAATCTCCAATAGTTACATTTTTAATCCTGTGATTTGGAATTTTATTTACTGCTTTTATGACATCAATCATATGATCTAATTGATCAAATCCAGGTCTGCCAATTACTACATTAATACAAACTGTTCTATGTGCCTCTGATGGAAATTTTCCACCTTCTTCTACACCCATGTCAATCATATCAGGCATTAAATACATTTTATTTCCCCTCTATTAATAATCAATTTTTTAAAATACCATAACTTTTGTTTCACATTTATTGCTAAATTTGCCTTCAGCTTTATCTTTGTGTATTTCCTTTGCAATTTTTTTAGTTTGACTTTTAACCTGCCCTGGTATTGTTTTTATTAATTTCATAAGTGATTCTGTGTATTTTTTTGGAGCAGAATAAATCATAAAACAAGAAGATCTTATATTTTGATTTATTACTTCATTAACTATTAATCCACTTTTATTATCCCAAAAATCTTTTGTGCTTTTAAATTCACGTGTAAATCCAAAAATAATTTCATCTTTCCCAATGGCCATAAAAGCATTTTTGCCATCTTTAATGCAATCATTAATTAGGTGTCTAATGTTAATATCACCTCTGAATGTATAAGAATTTTGATTATTGTTTTTGCATGATTTAGATTTTTTACATTGCTTGGACTTTTTAGATACTATATTGTCACAACGATGCATAGTCTCTACAAGATAATAATTGCAATTGCACTCAAGTTTATTTACTGGATTAAAATAATTACACTTTCGATTAAAACACTTTTGATTTTCTGACATAACTTTTTCTCCCTTTTTTAATTAATTATTTTTTTAATTTTCTAATCTTGCTGTACATATTTAATTTATTTTTTAAGTGTTTTATTTCTTTTCTTTGGGAAACTATTTCTTTAGTGCTGCTTTTTAACAAATCAAAATATCTTTCTTTCCATATTTTTAATTGCAATAATATTTTAATTATTGGCATTATTCTTTCTCCAAAAAAGATTTAATTAAATAGTTGCAACAAATAGCAATAATAAAATAAACAAGAAGCAATAATAAATATCCTTCAATTAAAGTAAATTTGCCATCGACTGTATTGATGCATATATTAAGCCAGGCAACAGCACATGTTAATAATCCAATTAAATTAATTCCACACCAAAAATATTTATCTGTTAGTTGTTTCATTTTATTTCTCTTTATTTAATAAATTTTGCACTTTTTGCAATTCTTCTTGTGTATGAACAACCCCACCTTCATTCATTTCAAGATACCATCTTAAAACTTCTTTTCTTGTTTTAAGATTATTAACATGCCAAATAAATTCACAATGAGTTGGAATATATCCTGTAAAATCTTTACGTAAATATTCAAAAGCTTTGATTTCATTATTCATAAAAGCTCTTACAGCTTCCAATCTTTGTTTGCCATCCACAAGTTGATATGGACCTTTGAAATCATCCATCCATCCAGTACAATTAAAATATAAATCATTAGATCCAGTGCCACCTCTTAGTTTGAATTCAATATATGCTATTTGTTGTTCTTTAGTCCAAATGTGTCCACGTTGAAAATCAGGATTTAGAGATAATTGTAGGTCGCCCCTGTCTCTTTTTATAGTACCCTCTAAATATTCCCAATCAACATTTACTTTGTAATAAGCTGGCCTGGTATATCCTTTTATGTCTGAGTATTTCATTTTATTCTCCTATTTAACTATTTTAGTAAAATACAGACCATTGCCACCAGCAACTGCATCTTTCAAATCTTTACATTTAATGTATTTAGGCTTTGTATAAAAATTGCCTAATGCTCCATAGCCTCTATCTTTCTGTGTAGTTATAGATTTGTATTCAGTGCGAATAGTTGAAAAATATATTTTTGCATCCTTAATGTATTTAAATCCTTTTATATTATCGCCAGCAATAATATAAACATAGTGATTTGAACCTGTTATGCCTTCTGCATATTGCTTATTGCAAAAAATAACAATAAAGTAATTATTATCTTGTTCGCTTCTAATTATTAAATCATCTATTGTTAAGGTTGTCATATTGATCTCCTTGTTAAGTTTAACCAAACAAGCCCACCGAACAACCAGAAGGTTGCTGGCAGGGTGAAGGGTTAAGGTAACAAACATCTTTCGTATGGTGTTCTCATATCAACATTATTTCTATAAAAAGGTTTTCTTATAAGGTTAATTTTCTTTCTTTTTTTCTCAAAATCGTTTGATGCTGCAAGGACAGTGATGCCTTTTCCAGTTATAGTCTTGTCATTAGCCTCTCCAACACGATACCAGTCATTGTCTTTTTTAAACATTTTACCTTTCATTTTATTCTCCTTGTGTTGGGTTATTTTTATTTAATTTCTTATCCATAATTAATATATATAGTATCTAAAAATAAAAGTCAACAAAAAAGTGAAAAAAGATTTTCAACATAAGTGCTTGATATTATTATATATTTAAAATATTAAGAAAAAAAGATGAAAATAAATCAAAATAATTTATATTTATTTTGATACAAATACAAAAATATTATATAATAAGTATATATTAATGTAAGAAAAGCAGCCATTCAGGCAAACCATTAGAAGGCCCACTGCTAAAAGGACAATAAATCCTTGGTAGCAGTGGGCCTTTAATATTTTATAGGGAGTAAAAGCATGGCAAAAATAAGTGGCCGAATTGAAGTTTTGGTAAATGGAGATCCTTTATTGAACAAAGCTGGAGCAGTAGCATCTGGCATTGGTTTGAGTGGACAACCAAATTTTGAATTAAATGAAGTGATTGGTGATTCAGGTATTCATGGGTTTACAGAAACTCCAGTTATTGCAATGTGTGAAGTAACAGTTACAGATAGAGATGATATTAGTTTATCTGATCTTGCAGCAGTTAATGGAAATGGAACAATTATTTTTAGGGCAGCGGGTGGTGGAAAAGTTTATACAATGGAAGGTGCAACTTGTAAAAGAAATTTTTCTTTAACAGGTGGAGAAGGTGAAGTGCCAATAACTTTCGTTGGAAGCTACTGGACAGAATCTGTAGATAATTAATAAAAAATGGCATCTAAATTTAAAAGAGGTCAATCAATGAACAAAAAAGATACAAAAACTATTAATTTAAAATGGGCCATTCCAATTGAAGGAAAAGATGGGCAAATCATCAAAACAAAAGAATTGGAATTAGGCAGATTAAAAGCAAAGCATTTTAAATTTTTGCCCAAAGATTTTATGGAAAAGAATGGCCAAATAGAACCTCAGCAAATGATTCCATTGATTGCAGGGTTAGCAAATATTCCAGTTGAATCTGCTGATGAAATTGATATGGAAGATCTCCCAATTATAGCGGAGGGTCTGGAATCTTTTTTGTCGGGATACCAGGAAACTGGGAAGAAATAATTTGGTTTTTGACTTATGTGTATAAATTTCAGCCTTCAGAAATTTGGGAAATGACAATGGAAGAAATAGCATTTTGGAAAAAAGGAACATCAAAAATATTAAAATGGAAAGAAAATACTAATGGCATCTAAAAAATTTGATCTCAGTGTCGTATTTTCAATTATAAATAAAGCTACTGTTCCAGCTAAAAAAATTGCTACGTCTTTTAAAAATTTAAATAAATCTGTAATTAAAGCGGATAAGTCATTTAAAAAACTTGGCAGAAGTATGCAAAAAGTTGGCAAAAGTATGAAGTCAATAGGCCAAGAAATGTCATTGAAATTAACAGCACCTCTTGTTTTAGCTGGTGGATTAATGATAAAGACAGCAATTGATTTTGAAAGTGCATGGACAGGTGTTAAAAAAACTGTAACTGCTTCTGCTTCTGAATTTGCTGTTTTGAAAAAAGAATTAATGGATTTGGCATTAATTATTCCATTAAGTACAGTTGAAATATTTGGCATTGCTGAAGCAGCTGGGCAATTAGGAATTAAGACAAAAGATATTGCATCTTTTACAAAGGTAATGGCTAATCTTGGAGCCACTACAAATTTAACATCTGAAGAAGCTGCAATTACTATTGCAAAATTAGCAAATGTCATGGGAACATCTGCTAAAGATTTTGAAAAGCTCGGTTCAACTATTGTTGATTTAGGCAATAATACAGCAACAACTGAAAGAGATATTCTTGCATTGGCATCAAGAATGGCAGGTGCAGGCAAGTTAGCTGGCTTAACAGAAGCAGAAGTATTATCATTTGCTGCTTCATTAAGTTCTGTTGGCATAGAAGCTGAAGCGGGTGGAACAGCTTTTAGTCAAGTAATGGCAAGGATTAGCAAAGAGCTTGGAACTGGCAGCAAGAAAATGGCTTTATTTTCTAAAGTTTCTGGAAAAAGTGTAGGAGAGTTTGAAAAAGATTTTAAAGAAAAAGGGGCAGAAACAGTTCTTGAATTTATAGAGGGGTTAGATAAATTACAAAAAGAAGGCAAAAATGTAAATGTTGTTTTAGATCAATTAGGCTTAGATGGAATAAGAATTTCTCAGGTATTGTTGAAAGCTGCTTTAGCTGGAGATAAATTTAGAACAAATATTAAACTTGGAAATAAAGCATGGAAAGAAAACAATGCTTTAACTCAAGAAGCTATTTTAAGATATGGAACAACAGCGTCTAAATTAAAAATAGCAAGCAATAGAGTTATACAATTGGCATCAACATTTGGAGATGTACTTGTTCCAATGTTATTAGATTTTGTTAAAATGATGCAACCAGTTATTAAATGGTTTGAAGATTTAAGTCCTGCTACAAAAAAAGTTATTGTTGTTATTGGATTGCTTGTGGCTGCAATTGGCCCTTTAATTATTGCACTTGGTGCACTAACGGCTTCTGTGGGCGCATTAACAGCAGCCGCTTCTCCATGGTTAGCTATATTGGCAGCTATTGTTCTTTTGATTGTTGGCATGGCAATTGTTATTATTAAGGCATGGGAGCCTGTTAAGCAATTCTTTCGCGACTTAGTAAATGTATTTAGTGAAATATGGACTGAGTTTAAAAAAATTAAAAATGTATTGCCTAATTTTATAAAAAAGAAATTAGGCATAGAAATAACACCAGAAAGAGATTTAAATGATACCTCTGGTATGTCTGATATAAATAAAAGATTGCTTGGAATTGATACCAAATCACAAACAGATGTAAATATAAAAGTTAGTTCAGATACTGGATCGAATGCAAGTATAGATAAAGTAAAAAGCAAAGGGCCTGCAAATGTGAAGCTTGCAACTGTAGGCTATTTAGGAGTATAGAAAATGACATGGCGTGATTCATTAACGTGGGCGGAAGCATCAAATTCTCAAAAGAAAAAAGCTTCATTTCGTGATGCTCTTTTCTTTATTTCTGATACAGGCACTACTGTTGGTCGTAGAAATGTTGTTCATCAATTTCCATTTAGAAATAAACCATTGGTTGAAGATCTTGGTGAAGACACTGATGAATTTACTATTATTGGCTATGTAATACAAAACCCTGAAAATGAATTTAATTATTTTACAGAAAGAGATGCTTTAAAAAATGCTTTAAAAACAAAAGGATCAGGAATATTAATTGATCCATTTCTTGGTGCAAAAAAAGTAAACTTAGTTGGCAAAGCACAAATTTCTGAATCTTTTTCTCCTGGTGGTATGGCAAGATTTACAATGACTTTTGTTAAAGTTGAAGATGTTCCAATGCCATTTGCTCAAGATGAAGATTACATAGCATTAGTTGATGATGCTAAAGATGTATCTTTAGATGATATTAAAGATGGATTTGATTCTGGTTATGATGCAGAAGATGCACCAGATTTTTCAACTCAGACAATACAAGATGGAATTGATGATTTAAATTCAGCATTAAAGACAGTTACAATAGGTGTTCAAGGAGCTGGCCCTGCACAAGTTTCAAAATCTCTTGAAGTTTTATCAGATCAATATACAGATATTGATATAGATACAATAAGAGATTCATGTGAACTTGCAAATGGCATAATTGGTATGTTCAATGGGCTGTTAAGTCTATCTGGTCAATATGGTGATGTTGTTGTATCTCAATTATTGGGCTCTTGCAGTGGAACATTAAGAGGTATTTCAAGTGGCCCATTTTCTGGTGCTCAAGTTGAAATACCAGAAACAGGATTTATGGCAACAACAATATCTGATCCTTCATTGGTTTCAGAAAATCTTGGAAAAACAATTGTTGGAGCTGCATTAGCAACTACAACATTTGGTAATGATTATGAAGATATTGATATTGTTACAGCATCAAGAGCACAAGAATCTGCCAATAGAGAATTGCTTATAAATTCAGTTAGATCGAATGCTATTTTGGTTGCAGGATCTACAGCAATTAGAATAGATCATTCATCATTTAATGCTGTAAATAGTATGATGGAAGATGTTGTTGAAGCTTTAGATATACATTTATTAAAGCTTGGCGATGATGTAGCAAATACTGATTATTCTGAATATGGGCTTACAATTGCA